GGCATTGTCATACTGTAATGTGCAGTACGTGCTACACCGACAACAGTATCGATCGCCTTGAGTTCTGCACAGTCACCAAGTAATTTCTTGTGGACATTTGCGACACCAGTTTTTGCATTCTTTGCAAATGCGACATCTGCTGATGCTGACTTGTCTAGCTTACGACCAGTCCACTTTGATATACCTAACTCGACAAGTGTTGCCGAACTAGATATAGATGGGGTATTTGTTAGTGGCTGACTAACAGTTTTGATATTTGATGTATTCATAATAGTATCTCCTTATTTAATATAGTTAACGTTAGTATTGTTATCGTGTGTGAAGTGCTTGACGTAACGGAAACCGTTAATCATGAAAATCTCCACAAACCTATTACCTTGCCACTCAAAGTGTGACGTGGTTCCTTTTGGTAGCCTTTTATATTCTTGTCGTTGTGGCTTACGACGTTTTGTTAGTGGCTGACTAACATTTTTAGTAGAACGTGACATATGATACCTCCGTGTTATGTTATGGCGTAAGTGCCGTAATCAAGAACCTTTCTTGATTGTTCTTATATTATAGCACAAGTATCAGATGGTGTCAAGTTTCTTCATAACGTGTGTAGGTGTGTCTTATAGTGTGTTCCTGTAGTAAATCGTGTGATGTACTGTAATGTTCTGCAATGTTCGTTTTTAAATCCGTGTAAGTCCTTGATTATATTGTAATGTTCTAATGTTCGTTTTTTTAGAGAATTGGACACCTGCCTCGAGACGCTCACGACCTCCGAACATTTTAAAAGTAGTTCATAATGTTGCTAAGTATTATTTACAAAAACGAACATTATATATAAAAACTAAGATTTACTAAGATTTGCTAAGTTCTACTAAGTAAGAAACTAAACAGTTAGTCACTGACTAACACTATATACCATCAAAACATAATGTACGTTTAACACTTGCAAAAAACGAACATTAGCCGAACATTCGCAGAACATTACAATAAAAAACGAACAATAGGCTCAATGCGACTTCAGTAACTGGTTTCAAATAATAACGTGTTTGGCTCAATGCGACTTCAGTAACTGGTTTCATGTGGTGACGTGTTAGTGGCTGACTAACAAAAATACGATTGGCTCAATGCGACTTCAGTAACTGGTTTCTTTTTTTGGGCAAAAAAAATGCTCGACCAAAAATTAATTTGATCGAGCAAATAACTACCAATGTAAAGTAGTATCAATAGGTAATGTAAATAATGCGATAGTTAATAAAAATAACATAAAGCATATAGTAGATAAAACAACGTCAATAAATGACATATTAAATGGATTGCCATTTTTAAAATCATAAACTTTATAACGTTTTATTTTTGGTCTTTTAGGTTGTTTGATAGGTATATCTTTTAATTGTTTCATAATTTATTCTCCAATAAAAATAAAGGGCTAACATAATTGCTAGCCCTTGTTAAGATGTTAAGCTTTACTGATGCAAGCTCTTGCATTAGTAATATGTTTCTTGATGCTTTCAAGATCATTATTGTTTAACCATTTAATGCTCTTGTCGGTAGCATTAGCATTAAGCTTAGTAACTAATGTAGCAAATAACTTATCTATTTGATCGTATTTACTACCTTGTCTACTACCGCCTTTGGTCTTTTTATCGGTAGCATTCTTTAAAGTTTGTACTAACTTGTTAGCCCTTGATGCAGGCTGTTGCTGTAGCTTTCTTTTTAGATTAGCTTTAGCTTTATAAGATGCGGTCTTTTTCTTAAAGCCGTATGTCTGTGTAATGTCAGCACATTTATAAAGCTTGTACTCAGTAGAATTAAAGATAGCTTGAGCAATAACGTCTAATACCTTGATGTACTGATCTTTAGTAAGATTAGATTTCTTAGTATTCGGGTTCGTCAAGTTAAGATAAATGTTTTTCTGTCCCTCGTACATTGCAGTAAAATGCTTGACAAATGTAGCATTGGCAGAAACCATTCCATTTTCTTTATTGACTATTGCCTTAACGTCTTTATGGAAAGTGTTCAAGTTATTGTCTGTGAACAAGACATTCTTAGATTTTTTAGACATGATATGTCCTTTCATAAAAATGTTAGTCGTACGACTAACAAAAGTTAATCAAGGTCTTTTCTTGTATTTGTTGCCTTGATGATTATTAATAGACCATATCTAAACGTGTTAGTACATAGGTAAATAGACAAAAACGTATTATTTCTTGCCCTACCATACCCCCATGCCCCTTTATATATGTTATCTATACATATTTTCTATATATTACTAATCTGCACAAACGATTACAAAAATTCTCAGATTCGACCCCCACCCCCCTCTATATAGGAAGACCCCCCCTTTGGAGTCCCAAACTACTTGCAGAAAAAAATTTTTTATGTATATATGAAATATCGGTTAACAACCTGCGATGAATATGTATGACTATAACTGTAGAACCTGAGTTAGGTATTGAGTTTTCTCCTAATCTACCACCCGTGGATTTAAAGACACGGACAAAGCATGCGGCTGAGACTGCTAAAGAACTAGAAAAACACGGATTAAACTTAGAACCTACCAAAGAGGACAAAGATATTGCAGCAAAATTAACCGTTGCGTATGCAGACGATCCCGAAACCACATCTAAAAAGGTTACTACAAAGAAAGCATCTACACTTACTCCTGCTAGCCTTGTGTTAACAAACAATATTTTAAAAGAGTTTGGGCAGTCTGTTGTTGAGAGTGCTACGCACATAAGACATCTTGTTACCAATAAGTTGTTATTAGAAACTGAAAATCCTGATCCTAAAGTGCGTATACGTGCTTTGGAGCTTTTGGGTAAAATGTCTGATGTTAGTTTGTTTGCAGAAAAGTCTGAAGTTACAGTAACACATCAGTCCACTGATGATTTACGAGAAAAGTTACGTGCGAAGTTAAATAAATTAGTAAAAGTAGAAGATGACAGAGATAAAGATCCCGTTATAATTGATGGAGAATCATTTGATGTTGATAAGGAGTTAGGATTAAAGGATGAGTGAATTGATTTGTAATATGCCAGCAGAGAAAGTATGGGTTAGAAAAGAATATTTAAGAGATTTAAAAGATGGACATGGAGAATTTGTAGAGGGTGTATGGGTATCAGCCAAGTCTATCCCTGGTAGAGCGTTTTATTTTGAAACATACCTACCACAATATGGGGCTTTGTTTGATAAATTACCTATAAGTGCGTTTTTATCCAGACCTAAAACACCTGATCCTGATCTTAGTTTGCCAAATTTACAGTTTTGGAACTGTATGGATTATGGTGTAGTGTCTATTTGTAAACAATTTATAGGATCAATGGATTTTCAGATATTAAGCAGAGATCATGGGACATTGACAGGTTCGTATATATGCACAATAGACAATTATCATGCAGATGCTAACGGAATTGACTATAGCACAAGCGAAACTCCTGAAGAACACAAGTCACATAACCTGTTACAACTAGATAATGGACAGTTTTGCCTCTATCCGAACAATAGAATGAGGGTTTATGACAATTCTTTGACCCCGCAGAAGCCATTAGACCCTGATTTTAAGGTTAGCACCATAAATTATCAGGTAGAAAATGGAAATATGACCCGATTAGGGGATACTGACGAGTATTTTTGGAAAACTAAAGATGAGTGAAGCTATTATTGATTTTTCTGAAGACGAAATTGGCGTAATGTTAGCTAATTTAGACAAATATACGCCTGAAGAAGTCATGGAAATAGATAAATTAGTTGATGAACTAGGAAAACGTAAGAAAATCAAGACGATATACGACGATCTTATAGCATTTTGTAAACATATGCAGCCAGATTATATTGTAGGTAAGCATCATAGAATGCTGGCAAACATGTTAATGGATATAGAACAAGGCAAAAAAGATAGAATATGTGTAAACATACCACCACGTCATGGTAAGTCCCAGTTGGTGTCTATATTCTTCCCTGCATGGTTTTTAGGTAGGAATCCTAACAAAAAGGTGATGATGGTATCTCATACCACAGATTTAGCTGTGGATTTTGGTAGAAAAGTACGTAATTTAATATCTACAGATGAATATCAAGCCATATTCCCTACTGTACAACTTGCAGCAGACTCTAAGTCAGCGGGAAGATGGAATACTAATTCGGGAGGAGAGTATTATGCGTGTGGTATTGGCTCATCTATAGCTGGTCGTGGTGCTGATTTGCTTCTTGTTGATGATCCCCACTCCGAGCAAGACGTTATCAACGGTAATTTCGGAGTATTTGAAAAAGCATATGAGTGGTTTACATATGGTGCACGAACAAGATTAATGCCAGGAGGTCGTGTGGCTATCATACAAACACGTTGGCACATGGACGATCTGACAGGACGTGTGACTAAAGACATGGGGCAGAATGAAAAAGCCGATCAATATGAAGTTGTGGAGTTTCCTGCCATATTAGATATTATAAATAAAGAAACTGAGAAATCAGAACAAAAACCTTTGTGGCCTGAGTTTTTTAACTTAGACGCATTACTGCGTACCAAAGCATCTATGCCTGTGTTCCAATGGAACGCACAGTATCAGCAAGAACCAACCGCTGAAGAAGCTGCACTTGTAAAGAGAGAATGGTGGCAGAGATGGGTACAAGATGATCCTCCACCATGTGAATATGTTATCATGTCACTGGACGCTGCAGCAGAAAAACACAACAGAGCTGACTATACGGCAATAACTACATGGGGAGTTTTTCTTAACGAAGAGGTTGACGCGTATAATATTATATTGCTAAATAGTATAAAAAGGCGTATGGAGTTCCCAGAACTTAAAGAACTGGCTATGGAAGAATATGCAGATTGGGAGCCAGATGCTTTTATAGTTGAAAAGAAAAGTGCGGGCACTGCACTTTATCAAGAAATGAGGCGTATGGGATTACCAGTACAGGAGTATACACCACACAGAGGATCAGGTGATAAATTAGCCAGATTAAATTCTGTGTCTGACATAGTGGCATCAGGGTTGTGTTGGGTTCCAGAAACAAGATGGGCAGAAGAAGTTATAGAAGAGATTGCAGGATTTCCATTTATGAGTCATGATGACTTAGTTGACTCGACTGTTATGGCACTAATGCGATTTAGACAAGGTGGTTTTATAAGGCTACCAAGTGATGAGCCAGAGGAGACTCAATACTTTAAACGTAGAGGAAGTGGATATTACTAATGGCAGTAGAAAAAGCATTAACCCCTAGTCCTATAGAAGAAGCAGCTAAAAAAGAAGATGCTTTAGAGATAGAAATTGTAAATCCCGAGATGGTCACGTTAGACGATGGTAGTGTAGAAGTCACTATTATCCCAGGAGGTGATACTGGAAAAGGTGGATTTAATGCGAATATTGCAGAAGAAATGGAAGATGATGCATTATCAATTTTAGCTGACGATATAATTGATATGGTAGAGTCTGATCTTAACAGTCGTAAAGACTGGGCAGACTCTTATGTAAAGGGTTTAGAAGTTTTAGGGTTTAAATATGAAGAACGCACAGAGCCTTGGGAAGGCGCATGTGGTGTATATTCTACAGTATTAGCAGAAGCGGCTATAAGATTTCAAGCTGAGACTATGAGTGAAACATTCCCTGCCGCAGGACCTGTTAAAACAAAGCTGCTTGGCGAGGAAACAAAAGAAAAAGACGAAGCAGCAGCTCGTGTAAAATCAGATATGAATTATGAGCTCACAGAGAACATGGTTGAGTATCGCCCTGAACATGAACGCCTCCTTTATAGTTTAGGTCTAGCAGGTTCTGCCTTCAAAAAAGTTTATTATGATCCAAACATAGGACGACAAGTTGCTCTGTATATACCTGCCGAGGACGTGATAGTACCTTATGGGGCCTCGCACGTGGAGACAGCAGAACGTGTTACTCACGTGATGAGAAAAACAAAGAACGAATTAAAAAAGTTACAGGCAAACGGTTTTTACAAAGAAATAGATTTAGGTGAACCACAGGCGTATCACACAGATATAGAAGAACGTAAAGCTGAAGAGGGTGGATACTCTCTTACTAACGATGATAGATATAGTATCTATGAAGTACATGCAGATCTTGTTATAGAAGGTATAGATGATTCTGAAGAAGAAATAGCTAAACCGTATGTTGTAACAATAGAACGAGGTTCTAATGAAGTATTAGCCATTCGCAGGAATTGGAATCCTACCGATAAACTCAAACTAAAAAGACAACACTTTGTGCACTATGTGTATGTCCCAGGGTTTGGTTTTTATGGGTTAGGTCTTATCCACATCATAGGTGGATACGCCCGTGCAGGCACATCTTTAATACGACAACTCGTGGATGCAGGTACATTATCCAATCTCCCTGGAGGTCTTAAATCTCGCGGGTTGCGTATTAAGGGTGACGACACACCGATAGAGCCTGGAGAATTTAAAGATGTTGACGTGCCATCAGGTAGCATACGTGACAATATCATGCCATTACCATACAAAGAGCCAAGTCAAACATTACTAGCTCTACTTAATCAGATTACTACAGAAGGCCGAAGGCTTGGGGCAATTAGCGATATGAACATATCAGATATGTCAGCTAATGCTCCAGTTGGCACGACGCTGGCACTCCTTGAGCGGACTCTGAAGCCAATGGCTGCAGTACAAGCTCGCGTTCATTATGCTATGAAACAAGAGTTTAAGCTTCTCAAGACTCTCCTAGCAGAATACGCGCCAGCCGAGTATTCGTACCAACCACAACGAGGTGAGGTTGGTGCTAGACAAGCTGATTATGGGTTGGTAGAAGTTATACCTGTCAGCGATCCTAATAGTTCTACTATGGCACAGAGAGTTGTACAGTATCAGGCTGTATTACAAATGGCTACATCTGCACCACAGATATATGATCTGCCACAACTGCATAGGCAGATGATAGAGGTATTAGGAGTTAAGAATGCAGATAAACTTGTACCTATGAAAGAAGACATGAAACCTGTAGATCCAGTAAGCGAAAATATGAACGCATTAGTCGGTAAACCTATGAAAGCCTTTATATACCAAGATCACGATGCTCACATATCAGCACACATGGCTTTTATGAAAGATCCAGCGATAGCTGCTATGATAGGACAGAACCCACAAGCACAATCAATAATGTCATCTTTACAAGCTCATATAGCAGAGCACTTAGGGTTCAATTACAGAAAACAGATAGAAGAGCGTCTAGGTGTATCATTACCTGCACCAAACGCAGAGTTGTCCCCAGAAGTAGAAGTAGAATTAGCATCTGTGGTGGCTGAAGCTGGTAAACAATTAACACAGGCAAATGAGCAGAAAGCAGCACAAGAAGCAGCATTACAGGCAGCACAAGATCCTGTTGCACAGATGAAACAAGCAGAACTTCAAATTAAGGCACAAGAAGTACAACGTAAAGCTAAGAAAGACGCTGATGATTTAGCTGTCAGAAAAGCAGAGCTACAACTAAAAGCTGCTAAAGATAAAGAACAACTCAAGATTAATAAAGCTGAAATAATGATAGATGCTCAAAAAGAGAATGTTAAATTAGCAACAGATAAACAAGACAAGACTGATAAACGAAATTTAGAAATACTTAAAACAATGAAGTAAAGGACAATTATGGCTAAAACCGTCTTTGACGTGCTCATACAACAAATAGAAGAACAGAAATTATCTTCAACACAGTTTCTTACATCGGGAGGTCCAAAGGACTATGCCCAGTATAAGGAAGTTACTGGCTTGATACGGGGTCTCGAGGTTAGTAAACAATTAATAGAAGACCTCTCGCGCAACCAAATGGAAGAAGATGATGACTGAACCAGCAACAGATCAGCCAGTGCTAACTGATAAAGAAATAGATGCACAACTCCCTAAACCTGTAGGATATCGTGTTTTAGTAGCTTTGCCTCAACAAAAAGATACGTATGAAGGTAGTAATATATTAAAAACAGATACAGCTAAAAGACTCGATCATATAATGTCTATAATGGGATTAGTTATGGATATGGGTGACCAAGCATATGCGGATAAAGAAAGATTTCCAACAGGAGCTTGGTGTAAGCAAGGGGACTATGTAATGTTCCGTGCTAATACAGGTACAAGATTTACAGTCAATGGATTAGAATATCGTTTAATGAATGATGATTCTATAGAAGCTGTTATAGATGATCCAGCTGGTATTCAAAGAGCTACATAGGGAGTAAAAAATGGGATTTGAGAAAGTAGAATACAAATTTCCTGATGAACAGGAAGAAAAGAAAATAGATGTAGAATCGTCTAGCGCAGTAGAGATAGATATATCTGGAAAGGCAACAAAAGATGAATATGCAAAAACTGAAGAAAAAGTTGAAGATACAAAAGATACTAACGCAAGTGAAGTTGACATTGAAGTTGTGGACGATACGCCAAAAGCTGACAGAGGTCGCAAGCCGTCTGAGCCGCCTGCTGATGTCACTGAAGCTGAACTTGAAGAGTACTCCGACAAAGTCAAAAATAGGATCAAGCACTTCAGCAAAGGCTACCACGACGAAAGGCGTGAAAAAGAAAAGGCAATACGTGAAGCGCAAGAGCTCGAAAAGTTAACAAAACAGCTTGTTGAAGAGAACAAAAAACTAAAAGATACGACTGTTAAAAATCAAACAGCTATGCTTGAGCAAGCTAAAAAAGCAGCAGAGAAAGAGTTAGCAAGTGCTAAAGCCGCATATAAAGTTGCTTATGAAGCTGGTGAAGCAGATACTGTTGTAGAAGCACAAGAAAACTTAACAGCCGCTAAGATTAAATCCGATAGGTTAAATAATTTCCAACTTCCTTCTTTACAAGAGAATGAAACTCCTGTAGAAACAAAGGAAGAGACCACTACAACCCCTGCGCCAGTGGTCGATGCCCGAGCTACAGAATGGGCGAAAGCCAATACGTGGTTCGGAACTGACGACGAGATGACAAGTTATGTTCTTGGGTTGCATAGCAAACTCGTAAAAACACACGGGCAAACATACCCGCAAACAAATGCCGATGAATACTACGAGATTATTGACTCTCGTATGCGCAAACTGTTCCCAGAGAACTTTGAGGACAGTAAAACAGAAGTAGAGACTGAGACTGAAAAGCCGAAGTTAAATAATGTGGTTGCACCCGCAACGCGGAGCACAGCACCTAAAAAGGTAAGATTAACGCAAACACAAGTAACTCTCGCTAAACGACTTGGAGTCCCGCTTGATTTATACGCCAAGAAGGTTGCAGAAGAAATGGGGAAAAAATAATGGCTGAGAATAGAATTAATCGTGAACAAACCGTACGTGAAACTACTACTCGGAAACAGGCTTGGACAAGACCAGAAACACTGCCCTCGCCAAAAGAAGAGGATGGGTATACGTATCGTTGGATACGAACAAGTACTCAAGGTCAAGTCGATGCCACAAACGTTTCCTCAAAATTACGTGAAGGTTGGGAACCTGTAAAAGCATCCGATCATCCAGAAATCACTTTAGTTACTATAGAGAATGAAAAGTTTAAAGATAATATCGTGATAGGGGGATTAATGCTGTGTAAGGCTCCTATTGAGCTTAAGAATGAAAGAACTGCGTATTTTAAATCGCAGACTGACAATCAAATGAGATCAGTAGATAACAACCTCATGCGAGAGAACGACCCTCGTATGCCTATCTTTAATGAGAGGAAATCGAAGGTCACTTTTGGAAAAGGTAATTAATTTTTAACAGGAGACCAAAGCTATGGCTTATCCAACTATTGATGCCCCTTATGGGCTAGTACCCGTTGGTTTAATTGGTGGTCGTCCTTACACAGGTGCTACTCGACAAATGAAGATAGCTAGCAACTATGGCACAGCTATCGGAAAAGGCGATTTAGTCAAACGTGTAAACGACGGAACTATTGAAAGAGACGGAAGTACAACTGCTTTTCCAGCCACTGGAACACTAGGTGTTTTCATGGGTTGCAGTTTTACAGATCCAAACACAGGACAATTAACATTTAGAAATCAATATCCTGGCAGCATTGTTGCTAGTGATATTAGTGCTTTTGTTGTTGATGACCCTGATGTTATATTAAAAGCAGCAGTTTGTTCTTCAGGAACAACAATGGCAACAGTGGCAAGAACTGTCATTGGTAACAAAGCTTCAATCATTAGTAATACACTTAATACTACTAATGGTAGAGGTAAATTAGCTATAAACAGCAGTACAGCTACGACTTCGACATTACCATTTCATATCATAGATGTGGTTGATAGCACAGCAACAGGATCAGATGCGTTCCAAGAAGTGCTTGTTATCTACAGTACACATACTGATAATGGTAGTAATGTGTTCATTGGTGGACACGCTTATCGTAACCCTGTTGGACTATAGGAGGAATAAACAATGGCAATTTCAAGAGCGCAACTTCTTAAAGAGCTACTTCCTGGTCTTAACGCATTATTCGGTTTAGAGTATGCAAAATACGGGGAAGAACATGCAGAGATCTTTGATTCAGAGACTTCTGACCGTTCTTTTGAAGAAGAAACTAAACTATCAGGCTTCTCTGCTGCACCAGTCAAAGACGAAGGTTCAGCCATCGAGTATGACACTGCACAAGAAGCATTCACCGCACGTTACACACACGAAACAGTGGCGATGGGCTTTTCAATAACTGAAGAGGCTATCGAAGATAACTTGTATGACTCTTTGTCAGCACGTTATACAAAAGCACTAGCTCGTGCAATGGCGTATACCAAGCAGGTAAAAGCAGCAACTATTTTAAATAATGCTTTTGACTCAGGTACTACTTATGGAGACGGAGTAGAGCTTTGTTCTACTGCACACCCATTGGTAAGTGGTGGAACTAACTCTAACGAACCAGCTACGGCTGCTGATCTTAACGAGACTTCTTTAGAAGCCGCTGTTATTCAAATCGCAGCGTGGACAGATGAAAGAGGGCTCCTCATTGCAGCGAGGCCTCGAAAACTCATTATTCCACCGAATCTACAGTTTGTGGCAACAAGATTGTTAGAGACAGAGGGAAGAGTAGGATCAGCGGATAACGACCTAAACGCATTAAAGAATAATGGGTCTATCCCAGAGGGCTATTCTATCAATCATTATTTGACTGATACAGATGCTTTCTTCCTATTAACTGATGTTCCTAATGGCTTAAAGCACTTTACACGTAGTCCAATGGCAACATCTATGGATGCTGACTTTGACACAGGTAATAGTCGTTATAAGGCTAGAGAGAGATACTCATTCGGTGTCTCCGATCCTTTAGGAATCTTTGGTTCCCCAGGAGCATAAAACTTTTATTTAAGGGGGTGCTTGTCACCCCTTTATTTTTATGTATAATAAATTAAACCTTGACGAAGAATTATCTTCGACATTTGCCAAGACAAGGAGATTTAAATGGCTAACACAACTTTTAACGGCCCCGTCCGATCCGAAAACGGTTTTCAAGTAATTTCAAAAAATGCAACCACTGGTGCTATCACTACAGTAGCAAGTACAGCATCTACTGGAATTGTTACTAATAAATTCATTAAACATGTAGGATTTGCTTCAGGTGTAACCTGTAACACTACTGCAGGTGATAGTGATAATATTGGACAATTTACACAACCAGCTAACACAATTATTACAGACATTAAGATATTCTGTGACTCTGCTCCTACATTAGGAAGCACAGGTGACATTGGTTACGAAGTTGGGACATCAAGTTCTGGAGCACAAATTGTTGCTGCACAGACAGATGAAATATTAGATGGTGGCACAACTGTGGTAGAACATAATGTAACAGTTACATCTCTTGTTCTCCAAACACAAGATGCTACTACTGCTCCAGCTTCTGTCCAGTACACCTCTGCAGAGAGAACAATTTTTTGTAACATAACAAACACACAAGATGCTACAACACAGGGTTCTTTTACATTTATAATAGAATACGTCCAAATAGCATAGGAGGTGTAAATGGCAGGTTTATCAGATGTACGAGCTCTGACCATCAGTGATGAGAATGCTGCAGACGATGATAGATTAGTAACTGCAGCAAGACCAAACACTTCCGCAACGATGGCAAACACTACGTTTGCTGGTGGTGCAGCTAGGAATGTTACAGTTACAACTACAGGCACAGGCGATAACGCAAAGACTTGTACTATTACTGGTACAGATGTTTTTGGTGATGCTTTGACTGAAGTTATAACATCAACTGGATCAGCAGAAGCAGTGGCAGGTACAAGTTTATTTTTAACTGTTACCGCAGTTGAATGTTCAGCACAATACGCAGCAAACATAAAAGTTGGTTCAGGAACATTATGTGCTCAAGCAGTAGAAAGTTCTAATAGAGTAAGATTAAAAGGTATGTCCGTGGTGTCAGGTGGCACAGCAGGTGATGTGGAGTTTATAAATGGCACACCTGAAAGTGGCACTACATTATTTAAATCAAGGACTATTGGAACAGCTAATACTACCGTGGATAGAACTATACCTTCAGAGGGAGTTTTATTTGAGAGTGGAGCTTGTGTGAAATATACTTTAGATACGGCAGATAATATAACTGTATTCTACGCATAGAGGTAGATATGGCACAAAAAGGCACAATGAAAGGTCACACCATAAAAGGGGGGCACAAGCGTCCTACCAAGTCTGGTGCTGGTATGACTAGAAAAGGTGTTGCCAAGTATCGTAGAGACAACCCTGGATCTAAATTAAAAACCGCTGTTACTGGGAAAGTTAAGCCTGGTAGCAAAGCTGCAAAAAGACGCAAATCCTTTTGTGCACGTAGTGCTGGGCAAATGAAAAAATTCCCTAAAGCTGCGAAAAACCCAAATAGCCGTTTACGTCAGGCACGTAGACGATGGAAATGTTAGGAGATTAAAATGATAAATAGAGCAAGTATGCCAAAACAAATGAAAGACAAAATGAAAAAGAAAAATAAAAAGAAAAACATGGACATGAAAAACATGTATGCTGAAGGTGGTAAATTGAGGATGGTTACCAACGATCAAGGCCAGAAAGTTCCTTTCTTTGCAGCAGATGGCAAAGGGAAAATGATGGCTGGAGGCAAAGTCAAGAAGATGATGGGTGGTGGTATGACCACAATGCCAAAGAAAAAGATGATGGGTGGTGGCATGACCATGATGGCAAAGAAAAAGAATATGATGGGTGGTGGTAAAGTCAAAGGGTACACAGGCGGAGGAAAAGTCCGTGGTTGTGGTATGGCTAGAAAAGGCACTAGACCTGTTAAAATGGTGACCATGGCAGGTTCTTAAATGCGAGCTTATTATAAAAAAGGAGGCTCTGTAAAAAAGAAGAAGAGTAAAAGCAGAGTCAATGAGGCAGGTAACTACACAAAACCATCTTTACGTAAGCGTATTTTTAATAGGATAAAAGCTGGTGGTAAGGGTGGTAGACCTGGTCAGTGGAGTGCTCGTAAAGCTCAGATGATGGCTAAAGCATATAAAAAAGCTGGTGGAGGATATACTAGCTAATGGCCTTAAAGAAGTCACAAAGGAGTTTAAAAGCATGGGGTAAGCAGAAGTGGCGAACCAAAAGTGGTAAACCTAGTACACAAGGGCCAAAGGCAACAGGCGAGCGTTACTTACCTGAAAAAGCAATTAAGGCTCTTTCGCCCTCTGAATACGCCCGTTCTACGGCTGCTAAACGCAAGGCAACTAGAAAAGGTAAACAAGTGGCTAAACAGCCCAAAAAGATTGCTAAAAAAACGAGAGCATACAGAAAATTTACGTAAGGTAAAAGAAAGTTTAGGATATGGCGACATCGGGAACAACCGCATTTGAAATGGACTTCACGGAGATAGCTGAAGAGGCTTGGGAACGTGCAGGTAGAGAGATGCGTTCGGGTTATGATTTAAGAACTGCTCGCAGGTCTATGAATCTAATGACCATAGAATGGCAGAATCGTGGTATTAATATGTGGACAATAGATAGTGGCACTATATCTGTAGTAGCAGGAACAGCACAATATGATCTACCCGCAGATACAATAGACCTTCTTGACCAAGTTATACGCACAAATGCAGGTAACGCTACTACACAATCTGATCTTACCATAAGTCGTATAGGTGTGAGTACTTACGCATCTATCCCTAACAAGTTAACAACGGGTAGACCTATACAAGTATTTATAGAAAGATTAATAACACCAAGAATAAACTTGTGGCCTGTCCCTGATACCAGTTACACATTTGTGTATTTTAGAATGAGAAGAGTACAAGATGCTGGTAATGGTGTGGAAACACCAGATATAGTATTTCGTTTTCTACCATGTTTAGTTGCTGGATTAGCTTATCATATAGCTATGAAAGTCCCAGAATTAGCCCCAAGAATAGAAATGTTAAAAGCTGTATATGATGAGCAGTATGCGTTAGCTGCTGGTGAGGATAGAGAAAAAACGTCAGAAAATTTTGTACCAAGAATAGGTAGGATTTAGAATGCCAAGTAAATTTGCATCAGGTAGAAACGCTTTAGCAGAGTGCGATATATGCGGATTTAGATTTTATTTAAGAGAGTTAAGAAGTTTAATTAGAAGAGGTAACGATACAAATATAAAAGCATGCCCACAGTGTTGGAATCCTGATCATCCGCAAAATGAATTAGGTAGATATCCTGTGCATGATCCACAAGCCATACGTAATCCTAGACCAGATTTTACTGGATACCCTAAAAGTAGAGCGTTAATATATTCTGGTTCTGAGTTTAATAAATTAAGTTTTGCCACGTCTGTGGTTGTGGGGCAAGTAACGGTTAGTACAAGTTAGAGGTAGTTATGAATTATACATCTTTAAAAGCAAACATATTAGATATATGTGAAACAACATTTACAGATGACCAACTCGCTATGTTTACTCAACAAGCAGAACAAAAAATATTTAACACTGTAGAATTAACATCAATGCGTAATACAGATAGTGGCCCTTTGACCGCTACTAACAAATTATACACTACACCTGACGGATATTTATATACGTATAGTCTAGCTGTTATAAGCAATAGCACTACAAATTATTTATTAAATAAAGACGTAAATTTTTTAAGGGATGCTTTTCCTGTAAACACAAGTGCAAAATATGGATTACCTAAATTTTATGCTTATCATAGCACTTCAGGCAATAAAATAAAATTAATGTTAGCTCCTACACCAGATCAAAACTATGAAATAGAACACATATACGCAAAGTACCCTACGTCTATTGTGACTGCGGGAGGTACATATTTGGGGGATAATTTTGATTCAGCATTATTAAATGGTGCTTTGGTAGAAGCCATACGGTTTATGAAAGGGGAGCCTGACTTGGTTGCTCTATATGAAAAGTATTATTTACAAGCCATAGCTTTATTAAAACAATTTGGCGATGGTAAATTAAGACAAGACTACTACCGTTCTGGTCAACAAAGAACTAATGTGGGGTAATGTAAATGGCTATAACACAAGCTACATGTACATCCTTTAAAGTGGCTCTACTAAATGGTGAAATGGATTTTAGTAGTGATACATCTCAATCTTTTAAAATAGCTTTGTTTACGTCTAGTGCCACCCTAAACGCTGATACTACAGCGTACTCCACGACCAACGAAGTGAGCGAGACTGGAGAATATGGAGCAACTGGTTATACCGCTGGAGGTAAGACTCTTACTATAGCAACAAACCCTACATCATCAGGCACTACAGCATTACTAGATTTTTCTGATGTAACTTGGAGTTCTTCTTCAATTACAGCCAGGGGAGCTTTAATATATAAGAGTGCAACAGGTAATCCTGCCGTTGCAGTAATTGATTTTGGAGAGGATAAACAATCCAGTTCGGGAAACTTCCAAATAAGTTTTCCTATTGCAAACTCAGAAAACGCTATAATACGTATAATATAATGTTTTGTTGCTGTTTTCTGTTTATTGATGTATTAATAAGTATAGAGGTATTATAAATGGCTACAGCGTATACCACATCTTTAAAGTTAGCGTTACCTACTCAAGGTGAATTGACAGGTACTTGGGGAGACACGCTTAACAATCAAGTAACTTCTATGATAGAAGAAGCCGTTGCTGGGCTAAAAACTATAAATACTTGGAGTACAAACTCTGCTACACTGTCCACTGCAGATGGCACAACCTCCGAATCACGAGCAGCTATTTTAAATTTAACAGACACAACCTCTGATTTAAGTGGTGCAGGCACTGTAATATGCCCTGCAGCAAGTAAAGTTTACATAGTTAAGAACGCTACTGGACAAACAATTACAGTTAAAACAGCTTCAGGTAGTGGTATTGCTATACCAGATGGTACAACTGGGTTTGTGTATTGTGATGGCACAAACGTATTAGAAGCATTAACAAACGTAGCTGGTAACTTAGTAGTTGGTGGTAATGCTTCTATAGGTGGTAATCTTACTGTAACAGGCACAACTACGTTCAATGGTGGCACACTAACTCTTGGCGATGCTAACACGGATAACATTGTATTTGGTGGTGAAGTAGATTCTAACATCATACCTGACGATGACGATACACATGATCTAGGATCGTCTAGTAAAAAATGGAAAGACATATACATTGATGGCATCGCATATTTAGATGCTATTAATCTTAATGGCACAGCAATCACATCTACAGCCGCAGAACTAAATATACTTGATGGTGTAACGTCTACAGCATCAGAGCTTAACATATTAGATGGTGTAACATCTACAGCAGCAGAACTTAATATATTAGATGGTGTAACAGCCACCACCGCAGAATTAAATATACTTGATGGTGTAACAGCCAGTGCTGCTGACATTAATTTAATTGATGGTATTACAAATGGAACAGTATCAGCATCAAAAGCTGTAATAGTTGATTCAAACAAAGATATAAGCGGATTTAGAAATCTTAGTATTACAGGTGACTTAACAGTTGCAGGTGATGATATTACCATGGGAACTAACACTTCAGGTAACTTACTTGTTGCAGATGGAACAAACTTTAACTCTGTGGCAGTAGGCGATTTATCAGAAATATCTTCAGTAGCAAACGATGATGTGTTTTTAGCAGTAGACACTTCAGGTGGTGGCCTTAAAAAGATTACAAGAAGCACAATCGTATCAGGATTGGCTGTTGGTGGTGTTGCTTTATCTAATATAGTAGAAGATACAACTCCTCAACTAGGTGGCAATTTAGACATGAATGGTCAAGATATTGTCACCACTTCAAATGCTGACCTTGAGCTTGCACCAAACGGAACAGGACATGTAACTGTTAAAGGTAATGACAATCAAGGCACTATACAACTTAATTGTGAGAACAACTCTCATGGACAACAGATAAAAGCTGCACCACATTCAGAAAGTGCTAACAACGTCTTAACTCTTCCTAGCACAGGGGGAGATGCTAGATTAGTTTCAACAGCATCAACTGCTACATTAACAAATAAAACACTAACAGATCCTGTAATAACAAACATGACAGGCTCTACAATAACATTAGACTCTGCAGGAGACATCACTCTTGATGCAGGTGGTGCAGACATATTATTAAAAGATGATGGTACAACTTATGGTGGACTTAGTAATAACAGTGGTGAACTTCTTATAAAGTCAGGCACTACAACTGCTATGACATTCAGTGGTGCTAACGTAACACTAGAAGGTAACTTAACTGTATCAGGCACAACCACCACAGTAAACTCAACAACAGTAAATTTAAATGACCATAACATTGTATTAGATAGTGGCAATAGCACAAGTGCAGTGGTAAATGGTGCAGGTATTACAATAGAAGGTGGTTCAGGTGATGACGCTACATTTAGCTATAATACAACAGGCCCTAAGTTTGAATTAAAATTAGGTTCAAACCACGAAGATTTACAAGTTGACCAACTAATAGCAGCATCTTTAGATATATCAGGGGATGTAGATGTAGACGGAACCTTAGAAACAGATGCACTGTCTATTAATGGTACAACAGTTACGTCAACCGCAGCAGAACTAAATATACTTGATGGTGTAACATCAACAGCAACAGAGCTTAATATATTAGATGGTGTTACATCTACTACTGCAGAACTTAATATATTAGACGGTGTTACTTCAACAACAGCAGAGTTGAACATCTTAGATGGTGTAACATCTACAGCAGCAGAGCTAAATATTATGGATGGTAATACATCCGCTTCCTCTACGACATTAGTAGATGCAGACAGAGTAGTAACAAATGACAACGGAACAATGAAGCAGGTCGCTTTATCTGATGTCAAAACATATTTAAGTAGTGCAGGGTTTAGCACAGAAGACCCAACAGCACTTGCAATAGCGTTAGGATAATATTATGGCAAATACATTTAAAACAGTCACATTTGCAGCCGAGCCAGCCAGTGCAGGAACTCCATATGTAATGTATACAGTGGCAGGAAGCACTACAACTGTTGTCTTAGGTTTAGTTCTTGCAAATATACATACAGCACAAGTTACAGCAACAGTCAGATTAGTTAGTGATACAGGTAGTAGAGGTGGCTCAAACAACGTAACAAACGGGACAAGTATAATTGTAAAGGATGCTCCAATACCTGTAGGTGGTGCGTTGGAACTACTCGCAGGTAACAAGGTTGTACTAGAGACTACTGACCAAATAACAATAGACTGCTCCGTAGCAGATAAACTTTCAGGTACACTAAGCATTATGGAGATAACATAATATGCCATACATAGGAAACACAGCGGCAGATAGATTTGTAGCTTCTAAAGCAGCCACACAGTTTTCTGGTGATGGTTCTACAACTGCATTTACATTAGACCATGCAGTAGGGTCTGATGAGGACATACTTGTATCGGTGGATGGTGTTATACAAGAACCATCTGTAGCATACGCAGTAAGCAATGGAACAACACTTACAT